ATTATTGGCAAAACAAGATCAAAATGAGGATACCTAGAGATGGGGGGTTGCCAGAATACGATAACATAAAGACAGTTTTCGATAGGAACCCTGTCCCATTGGAGAGGGCCATAGATAGTTTCTATTATAGTTATGTGATAAGCAAAGACAGACAGACGGGTGTTCACAACAATTACAAGATCTGCAAAAAGCTCTTGAAGGAGGAGTTTGTGCATTTGGAGAATGTAAACGGAGGGAAGGAGTTGTGGTGTGACATCGAAGTTGAAACAATGCATAGGAGAAACAAGCACCTATTTAAATACATAATGGAGCACCTTGACAACAAAATGGGACTCATGCTGTCCGATGATCACAGATTAGTCAGCAAAAAAAGAATTCTGGAGGAATTTTCAAGAGCCAGCTTTTCTCAGGTTGCAACTCTTAAGGTCAGCTCTAGGCACAAAGAGAATACAGATCACGACCTAGAGAAACTTGCAAGAACTCTGGCTAAAGAAGGAAAGCAACACGATTTTAGCACCACGTCAAAAAAGTTGAGAGACATGTTTCCCGACTTGTATTCTCGAAGACCGAGAGCTCTAGAAAAGATAACTGAGACGGCTGAAAGATTTGAAAAAGAGAAGGGACGATCCCTGAAGCACATAATAGAGCTAGTGCCAGAAGCGATAGAGAGGCTTCATGCTAAGGATGGGTTTGATAGCGATCTTTTCCCAAAATCTCAGCATGGGGGACATAGGGAAATCCATGTGCTCGAAATGGATGCTAGGCTATTGCAATTCTTTTGTGAATTGATCTCTAGAGTCCTATGTTCTTATTTCGAGTCTGAAACAATAACACACCCGAAATTGAAAGAACACTTTGTCCCTAAACATTACAAGGAGGCTAGAATGATGTTATCTGAGAAGGGTCTGTTGGGAGGAGTCGATGTTGAAAATTTCGTCACTCTTGGAAAAGCAGCCGACGCAAAAACCTGGTGTCAGAATCATCACGTGTCTGGGTTTTGCGCTATGCTAATGAAGCTAACCGACCCCTTGTTTCACGGGCTCATATACAACACAATGTATTTGTGGACGAGGAAAAGAGTGACGCTCCCTTCCGATTTCGTAGCTTCTCTCATTTCTTTTAAACAAGGAACAAGTGGAGAGAAAGAGGAGATCAGAAATCGGAAGTTACTGCGTTGCAAGTTCGGGAAGAGAGACAGCTTGAAGGCTGTCTCAAACTCCCCGAGACTTGTTCATCGATCTCTTGAATATTTTGTCCGCTAGCAATCGAAGATTATTGCTTTCTCCCGTCACAAAGACGGAGAGAAGCACAATACCGCAAGGCTAGTGTAGAACAAATACAACATTATAACAACCATTAATCAAAACATGTCTCAGCCCACTTCCTCACAATCCTTTAACGTCCCCGAAGCGATTCAGAGCGCAGGCGCTCAAAAAGTGACCACTTGGTTCCCCGACCTGGTTTTGCCCGGCGACAACCACATGGACATGAACATGTTAATGTCCAACGATGTCGAGCCTCAGGAGCCGACCTTTTTCCCCGGGAATGCTCTCGGAAGAATAGCAGTGGATGTCACTGTTAGAGGGACCCAAGTGGCTGTGTCCACGTTGGCGAACAATGTTTGCCATGACTCGATAAAAGGCATGAGAATGATCAAAGAGTTCAATTCTCAAGAAGTAAAGAACATTCGTCACGACATAGTGGCTAGCATGCTTTCTGGCAAAAGCGACGTCCCCCTGTCGGTGATGGACGATGACTTCTCCGAAGACAATAGGATGCCTTACCACGCTATGACCCCTGATTTCTATTCTGAGATCACAAAGAATGTTGGTGAGCTTGCGACTACACAATCCCAAAATCTTGAATCCATCAAGAGGGATTTTGATAGAAAGATGAACAAGTACAGATACTATCTCAAGCAGATAGGAATCACCAACTTCTTTGTTTTCGTAGTGTCGACATCAGGAGTGTATACGAATTATCCCATGGATCAAGGAATGGTGAATCTGCTGGTCACTAGGTTGATGCTTGGACTATTGTGTGAATCAAAAATAGTTGACGCAGTAGGGCAGAATGTGTTCAGTTCTAAGGACGAAGATGAGACCTTAACCTTAGTGGAGAATGTCCTCAAATCGATAAAATACAAACACATTCGACCGACTCCTGATCTTAGCGTAGAGTTGATGACTGAGTTAACATCGCCAATGGACGAAGAGTCAAAGAAGTCGGCAATTGCTCTCTTAGGAAGAACGTGGGATGACACGAATCACAAGAACATCACTCATCCCTCAGCCTATGAAGCGTGGGAAGACAAAGTTAAAAATGCTTCCAATGGGTGCCGAGAAGACGACGATTTAAAGAGAGTGAGCTCATTCCCAATTGTGAGCCCAAAAGAGCTTCCCAGGAAATTTAGCACAGAGCAATTTCTAGAGTACGGGAACATTCTTGAAAGCGATGCCCCAATATCAATAAGAGAAGTTTGGGTTGATATGTTGCAAAACGGCGTTGCGAATCGAGAGGCTTTATTCGTCATGGATCAAGATCTGAAAGCAGACATAGGAGTGAATGAGTATCTTAAGCATCAAAACAAGATGTGGAGAAAACACACTTGCAAATTATCCGATGACGCTAAAATCGAAATGGCTCTCAGCGGCATTCATGGGAAAAGGATGAGAAACGATGGAAAATTGAAGGAAAAAGACGAGAAGAGCCATTTGTCTTTCTCTCCCACGGCTAACACTAAGGATATAGACGATTTCATCCATGGCGATGCACTGACTGGCTACGTTTCAGGCACTCCTGAGAGAACTTCACTAAGCAAACTGCTCAGTTTTTCCAAAAACATGTCTCATAGGGCAGATGAACAAACAAGCGAGAAAAGCACTCAAATCTTCCGAAAATACATGCTGCCGTACAAGTTGGTTCAGTTTGCTGACTTGATGTGCACACTACTGACTGAAGTGGCCATTGCGAACAAACACTACAATAAGGACTATGAATTCCATTATAGATATTGTCAAACTCGACCAGCAGCAGTCATTACGCATAACACAGGATCTCACATATTTTGCAGCTTTGCTTTTGAGAAGAAGTATCATGATCTTGCAGACACAGGGAGAATAGGTCCTAAAATGTTCGAACTAGGTGATTTGTATGTATCTGATTGGTGCAGCTTCGAGAGAAATAAACTGCAGCATCTGTTGAAGGCAGGACCGTATATGTCTGCAATCCTAGCTAGAGTGATAAGCTCTTTCGAACTGGACATATTTGATGGGAAAATGAAAGATTATCTCTCGGAAGGTTCAAATTCTGTCCACAGCACAATGAAGTCAATATTGCTATTGTACTTAAACAACAAAATCGATGTAGAGGAGCTCATCACTGCCCAGAGATATTTAGTTATGAATGTGATGGACCCAGTATGCCCTGATCCTTACAGATTTGTCAAGAGGCTGCCTGATGTATTGAGATCGAGGTTGACTTCTTATTATGTTCAAAGGAGCAGAGAACTAATGTCTTATTATTGGCAAAACAAGATCAAAATGAGGATACCTAGAGATGGGGGGTTGCCAGAATACGATAACATAAAGACAGTTTTCGATAGGAACCCTGTCCCATTGGAGAGGGCCATAGATAGTTTCT